AGGCATCGGCAACGGAGAGTCGTTCTCCACCCGATTACCGGAGCACATCATGGCACGCAACACACTTCTCTCCCTCTCTGGCGCACAACTCCGCGCCTTGGCCCCAACTTCTCCGGCTCACGCCGACGAGCTGGCCCGCAGGATCGCCAAGCGCGAGGCCTCGGGCCACGTCACCATCGCTGCCCTACAGTCGTGGGGTCGCGTGGATGAGGCCGCCGCGCTCGTGGCTGCCGCCAAGACTGCGCCTGCTAAGGCTCCAAAGGCCGCTCCTGCGCCTGCACCAGTGGTGCTCACCCGCACGACTGAAGTCGTGGGCAAGAAGCCCACGCTAACCGTGCGCATGACGGCGGTCGAGGGCTCTCTCGTGGCCATCGCCTCTGCGCTTGAGTCCCAAGACAAGGTGCTTCGCGAGCTGGTCGCAAAGCTCTGCAAGTAAGAGCACCTGCGTCACCAAAGGCCGCTTCATGCGGCTTTTTGGCGTTATCGGGGCTTTTCCCGTACATCACAGGAGCATCACATGGAAGCAGTCTATTGCCGTTCTACGTCCGAGATCATGGACGACCAGGTGTGTGAGATTCACACCAGCCTGGCCCATAGCCTCAATGCCATGGCGTGCGGGCAGTGCCTGTACGTTGGCAAGCGGCGGGAGGAGATGAAAGCCCTTCTCGCTGAGTGCGAGGCGTACATAGAGTCCGGGCGCAACTACCCGGACAACATGGTCGGACGCTTTCGCTATGCCCACAAGGCCAGCAGATGCATCCGCTAAACCAGCCCCTCACGGGGCTTTTT